GAACCAATTTTTTAATCTAGTTCCTAACTCGCCTACTCGATCTTTAAACACAGTAAACGGTTGTTCACTAGATGTCATGTCGTTAACTAAATTAGTTGCCCATGCAACTGCCATTGTAAGTTTGCCTTCCGGTCCAAACAAATTGTTAAATGCTGTACCAAATGCACCGCTCATTTTTCCAACCGGTCCGTCTGTGCCGCTAACAGTTTCTCCAAACATTGCTGAGGCAGCATCAGCAAGTGCAGTACCTAACTCACCAATTTTAGTACCAAACTCGCTTTCAAGTAGTTTGTCAATTATTCCACTTCTAAATCGTTGGATAGCACTTTCAAAGTTTGCAAGTAAACTTGTAATACGATCGCTTCTGCTTTGTTCAGCAACCATTGCATCTGCATCCATGTTGCCCATTCTTCTAAAGCCAACTAATGTATCAAACAATGCTCCTAGTGGAGTTCCTTCCAGTAATCTCATTTGTTCTGGACTAAACTGACTTGTAATCGAATTAGCAACTTGAGGACCTAACGCACTCATTTGTCTAATAAATGCATCTGGTTCTAAATTTCCTGCATTCATCATTAAATCTATAAATGCTTGTCCGCCATCAACTTGATTAAGTGCTTTACCTAAATCAGTAAGTCCGCCTGTACCTCTACTGATTTGCACTAAATCATCTGCAAAGCCTGGTAACATTTGTGCAGCAACAGCCATGTTCTTGCTTAAACTGTCTGCACCTTCTTCGCTGGCTCTTGCCATTAAAGATTGGAACGTTGCGTTTTGTTGCAAGTCATTTGTTTGATCCATTAATGCATCTCTGCTTAGACCTGTTGCTTTTGCAAGTGCATCAATTTCTGTAAGGTATTCTTGGCTGCCTTTAATCAGTTGTGCTTGACTCATACGTTCAAGTCTACCTTGCAATGCTTGGTTACTAATGTAAGTTAACATTCCGTCATTAACATCGCTCATTGTAAAGCCAAGATCAAACAAACGTTGACCTAAATCACCTGCTCTAACACTTTTGCTCAAGTCTGCAAATTCTTTTGCGCCTCTTGTAACACTTCCACCTAACATACGTAGTGTTTCACTGTTTTCTTGAACAACTCTGTAAAATTCATCTAAACGCATACCAGCAGTACCAGCAGTTTTAATCATGTCAAAAATACTGTTGTTAAATCCTGCACCAACACTGCTTAAACTTCTAAATTGATCAACTGCACCATCTGCATAATCAATTAAACTTTGTAAACTACTGTTTGTTCCAAGGATGTGTTTGCTAAAGTCACTAACTCTGTCACCACCTGTTGCAAATTCTTTTGCAAGTCCTTTTGCAGCATCAGCAGTCTTTTTAAATATGCCAGCGCCTTCTTTTTGAGTTTTGTTATAGTTTTCTTGAATACGCTGCTGCTGTCTTGCAGCCGCAGAAGCACTTGCACTATTGCTTCTAGTTGCGTCAAGCAGTAATTGCAATGTTGCTTCACTGGCAACACCGCCCCTGCCATAATTCTTAATTTCAACTTCTTCCAAACTTACACTTCCAAGTTATATGCGCATATAAATATGATAGATATATACTATACATTATTTATGCGGAGAAAATATAATGGACAATACGTCTTCAAATCCGTTAGCAAAGCACTTTAGACAACCAAAACTGTTTATCAAATTGCCTAGCAACGGTGCTTTTTACCCTCAGGGAACATTAGAACCAACTGAAACAATGGAGTTTCCTGTTTATGCTATGACGGCTAAAGATGAAATCATGTTCAAAACACCTGATGCATTGTTAAATGGACAAAGCACAGTGAGTGTTATTGAAAATTGTATGCCCAATATCAAAAAAGGTTGGAGCATTCCGAGTATAGATATTGACGCAATTCTTATTGCTATTAGGATTGCAACTTACGGTCAAATGATGGATATGGAATTTACTACTCCTAACACCAATTCAGAACGTGCATTTCAAGTTGACCTAACACAATTACTAGATCAAATTACTACACAACCGTATGAATCAGTTTGTGTACACAACGAATTTACTTTTGAAGTTGTACCAGGTAACTACAAATCATTCACTGATAATGCACTAAAAACTTTTGAAGAACAACGGTTGTTTAGAACTATTGACAACGAAGACTTATCAGAAATTGATAAACTTTCAAGATTTAACGAAAGTTTTAATAGACTAACTGAAATTAATATTGGAACTATTTTTAACAATGTAAAAAGTATTACTATAGGTGATGAAACAGTTGTAAATCCTGTACACATTAGAGAATTTTTAGAAAATGCAGATACTGGAGTTTACAAAGCAATTTTGAAACACGTTGACGAACAAAGAAAAAAATTTCAAATCAAACCGTTTACAATTACAACTACCGAAGAGGAACAAGCATCTGGTGCTCCAAAAACATTTGAGTTACCATTTACTTTTGACCAATCAAATTTTTTCGCCTCAGGATCTTAACTTTATCACTTGACGAAATCATGGAAGAAGTTAAGATCCTAGACAATTCCGTCAAGCAAATCAAGTTTGACCTTAGTAGAATCTGTTGGTACATGCGTGGAGGGTTAAGTTATACTGAAGCGCATGAAACAACTCCCGAAGATCGAGAAGTTATGAGTAAACTGATTGAGGAAAATTTAGAGACTGCTAAGAAAACTCAGCAGCCTTTCTTTTAATTACTTTTTAATTTTGTAACCGGCTTTGGTAAGCATGTCAATTGCTGCATCTACATCAGGAGATGTTTGACTTGACTTAAAACTTGCTTTTGGTTCGTCTTGAGCAAATCTACTCTTGTCAAATCCAGCAGAGCCGCCGTAACCTTTTGCAACAACATCACTGATAATTTTACGCACTTCACGCTTTGTCAAGATGTCTTCACCTTCTGCTTCGTACATGCTTGCATTTGCTCTTACACTTTTAAATGTTGGCTTTGCTCCGCCCAACTGTCCTGCAGGAACAACACCACTTGCATTTTTTGCTGCTGTTGCTGCTTTACCAATTGCAGCACCTGCTTTTTGTGCGCCAACTTTAGCCATGCCGCCTAGTTTTGCTGCGGCTGCACCTGCTGCCTGTGCTTTTGCTTGACGGGCAGCACTTTTATCTGCTGCTTTGTTTCCTTTAGTCTTGAACTGTTTGACAATTGGTGCAGCAACATTACCTAAACCTTTTTGATCAAAGTATTTCAAAACAGCATCAGCAGTTGCTTTCTGTTTTGATGTTTTTAGATAAGTCAGTAGTTCTACTTCTATCTGACGTGCTTCATCTTTAGTAGCACCCTTAGCAGCCTTTTTGGCTTGCTTCATCATACGTGCTTTTTTAGTAAAAGGAATTGCTTCATCAATTTCATGATCCTCAGCAATAATCTGATATACTTGCATAGCGAATAGTCCTTAAGTGTAAAGTTGTTATAGTTATTTATACATTTAAGATGAACTAACGTTCATCTGTGTTATCGCTATCGCTCAACACGAACTATTTGTTTGTGATAATAGTACTAGTTAAGGCATATGCGTAAGCATATGCATTTAGTATTATTCAGATTGTGAAGTCATAATTCGCCCGTTGCCGGGCGAACATGGTTTTGCGCATTATTCGAGTCGCTTCAGCCATCTTGTTATAAGAGATTCAATAGTTTCAAAACTATATTCTTAAAATATAGTTTGCAACCTATTGTCGGAGGCGGTTGACCTGTATCCCCCTACTCTAGATTCGTCATATCAACGGAAGGCAGTTATTCCCTAACAAGCGAAAACACTTACCCTTGGGTTGTATCTGTTTCACAGAGCCCAAATCTTTTAAAGCCTATCGTATACTTCTTCACGCGGACACTCCATACCACCGGCTACGAGCCTTACCTCGGCTGGATTTTGGAGGACTTTCGTCAATTGGGTCCGTTATGTAGCCTATTTGTGTTCTAGTAGTGCCTGGCGTAGTTTTTGTGAACCACCAACTCTTACATTGATGATGCCGTTGTAATATTCATCTGTTTCTAATACACGCCTATCAAATTGTTCTCGTGCTTCAATGTAACTCATTTCTGCTCTGCTTTTGCAAAAGTAAAGTATTTCACGAGAAAAGTTTTGTTCGCCTAGATTTTGTACATCTTCATTAAGTTTATCTGAACTTCCCCAGTAAGTTTGCCAATCTGATTCTTTGTGGCCTCTGCGTTTGTTCTTTTTGCCTTTTAGTGGTGGCTTGGTTGTTTTAAACTTTGCTAATTTTTTGCCTATGTACTTGCGATTGTCTGTTAAGTTGGTAATCAAGTAAACAAATCCTTCGTACTCATCTGGTATTGTGTCAATTTGTTTACCTTTGTATGTCCAACTCATACATTAATTACTTCTTTGCAAGTACCTCACGTGCCTTTTTTGGATTATTATTTTTTCTGCCGTCTTCTATGCTTCTAATATGCTCTTCCATGATTTCATCACGACGAACTTTGCACAACTTTTGAATTTCACTCAACTTTTTACGTACCTTGCGGCGTTTTAATTCCGCAGGACGTTGTTGAAAGATTTCATTTAGTGCAAAATAATCTAATACAGCAAGTATTAGTTTATCGTGAGTGTCATCTTCGATCATTCTACAATTTCAATATCATTTTCGTATGTGGTAAAGCCATTTTCTTTAATAACTTTAAGCACATTGTTTACTCTGCCTACCAATTCATCCTTGTGACTAATCAAGAACACATTTTTGTTACGCTCTCTAGTCATTTTCTTCAGTATGCCTATACTATTTTCCACACCAGCAGTGTCCATACCGCTATCGATCAACTCATCAATGAACAACAAGTTGATATTTTGATACAATGATTCCCAAACGTCACGGAATGCAAACGAAAGACCAAGTATTAGTCTGTTGCGTTCGCCTCTTGACAAGTTATCAAAGTCCAAGTCCTGTCCAAGTTGTGTAATTTCAACTGCTAGGTCGTTTTGGAACACTACTTGATGTGGTAAGCCTATTTTATCTAAGTAATATGTTAGCCTTGCATTCAAATATGCCAAGTTTTGGTCAATAATCTTCTTTCTAATAAAAGAATCTTTGTTAGTCAGGAGTTTAAGGAGAAACTCTTGGTGTTCTTTTAGATTGTTCAACTGATTTACAGTGGTCCAATCAACTTCTTGTAATGCTGTGTTAGTTAAATCGTCAATTTGAGCCTGGTACGGGTCCTCTTCTTGCGTTTTACTTACCAAAGTTTTGTGCAAGTTATCTACGTTGTTTCTATGTTCATATGCTTCTTTAGCAGTTTCATAGAATGTAGACGGTCTACCGTTGATATCACCGATATCATCTAAATTATTCAGCACTGTACGGTATTTTTCGCCAACTTCTGTTTGATATGCCATTGAATCTTGCAGATCTTTGGTCTTTGTTGCAAGAATCTCTGCTTTTTTGTCTTCATGTAGTGCTTGACCGCATGTATAACAAGTTGCATCGTCTAGATCAGCAATATCTTTCTCTGCTTTCTCTACACTCTTGGTTGCTCGCATCAAAGCACTCTCTAATGTTGCTTTTTCTTTGTTTAAAGCAGCAATAGCAGTGTTAAGTTCGTTCCAATTTTGCAGTTTGTCGTGGCTATCCAATTCTTTTTCAATATCCAACTGTTCTAACTCACTGATACCCTTTTCTAAACGTTCAATATCAGTCTTTTGTTTGCTTTTCCATGCTTTTTGTCTATTAACAAGTTGGTCAATGCTGGTTTGAATCTTTTCATTACTGCTGTTAATGGCTTCAATGCGCATATTTTCAGTAGTAATAGCATCTTTAGTAACTCTTACTTGTTCTTTTAGCAAGTTTGCCTTTTCAGATAGTATTGTTATACCTAATAACTGTTCGATAATAGCACGTTGATCGTTAGTTCTCATACTTAAGAACGGTTCTGTATATGTGTTTAATGCTACAATATGTTTAAACATATCGTGGCTCATATCCAGCAGATCGTTAATAGTTTCTTGTGTTTTACGACTATCACCTTGACTATTATCGTCAAATTCTTGTGATTGTTCTTGTTCGTTTACGTAAAACTTGAGTACATTAGGTGATCTACCACGTTCAATGCGGTATTGTATGTTGTTTTTCTCAAAGTTGAGTGTAACCAACATGCCTTTGCTGTTGGTTTTGTTGATCAAGTTGTTACGTTTAATGTTTGTTAGTGCTTGACCGTACAATGCATAAGATAATGCGTTAATAATGGTTGTTTTACCTGTACCGTTTCGTGATCCACTATCGTCACCACCTTGATCCAAGTTTTCACCAAGCACTAGAGTTAGTTGATCTTCATCAAAGTCAACTGCTTGGGTAACATTACCCACACTCATAAAGTTTTTTACTGTAAGATCTTTAATTTTAATCATTCTAACCCGTTGTATATGTCTAATAGCAAGGACTTGTTGAAGTTTTCACTGTCAATTGCTAATATTTCGTTGCTAACAATCTGATCAACACTTTCAAATTGTTCAATGTCAAGATCTGTGCTTATTTCTTCGAGACTCTTCTGTGGAATAAGTGTAATCTCACGACAATTATATTCTTTAATAAATGTTTCTTTGATAAAAGTTGCTTCTTCGAAACTGATAGGCAAGTCTAGTGTAACTCTTAGATACATTTTACTTTTGATCAGTGTGTCTTTCTCATCAATCAACTGTGATAGTTTAACTGTGCGGTATTTAGGACAGTCTGCCCAGTTAACATACATTGGTTCTGCTGAATTTTCTCTATCGAGTATCATCATACCACGTTCGTCGTCCCATGCATCTGCATAGTTGTGTGGAAATGCATTACCAATGTAGTGTACATTCTTCTGACTTTGTCGTTTATGGAAGTGACCGGTAAACACATACTCAGGTTTTGTCAAGTTTTCTGCTTTTAATTCGCCGTGATCGGGCATCCTTACCATAGCATTCATAAGGAAACTTGGTAATTCAAAGTGTCCAAACATGTATTTGCAATCCATAGCAGCAACTTTTTTCCATTCGTCGCCTACCATCCACGGAACAAGTGCAACATCTTCAATTTGTGTAATTTCTTCCACAACAGTTACACCTGGAATGTGTCTAGCAAATTCTGTGCTTTTAACATCACGTTTGTCTTTATAATACAAATCGTGATTGCCAGCAAACATGTAAAACTTATCAAATGCTGCACCTAGTTTTTCTAAACTGCGGATACCTGCATCCATGGTTGTTAAATTTAAACTGTTACGGTTGTGATTCCAATCACCGCAAAAAATTGCAGTATCACAACCGTGTTCTTGTGCGGTTTCAATAAACCAATCGACAAATTCTTCGCAATCTTGGTTATGAATGCGAGAATTACCTTTCATACCAAAGTGTATGTCGGTAAAAACTGCTGCTTTGTTAAACAAAATTTATACTCCGTGTAGACTTACATTGTAAATGGTAATTTTTACAAAGTCAACCTATTCTTTTTCGGCTTCTCTGCGAACTGCTGCTTCCCATTCGCCTTGATGTAGTCTTGTATAACTTGGATTTAAGTCATTCATTTCTAAAATGTCGTCGCGAATGTTTTGATTTCGTTTTTCAAGGTTAATAACACGTACAAAACTGTTAGTAACAGCGGCAGTGTAATAAGCAAAAGGATTTTGAGATTTTGATTCGTCAAATTGTAAACCAATTTGTGATAATTGAAGGATTGCTTGTCCTTTCATTTCGTCATTGTATGTGTAACCACGCACATTGCCTCTTGTTGCATATCTATCAACAAGTTTCATCCACATTTTAGCAAGTTCATTTGTTGCTCTGCCATGATCGAGACTAAAGTAACCATTTTCCATACCACCTGTCCAATGACTCTTGCCGACACATACCAAATTATCGTCATCGTCAAATTTGTAATGCTGGAAAGGTGGAAACGGCAACTTAACTTTGCGATCTGCAACTGTTTTTGGATTCTTTTTCCGTCCTGGTTCATCAGGAATGTGATCAAATGTCATGATTCTAAAAATCAATTCATTTTTTTCAATAGTTTTATAGTCAATTTCACAGTCGGCAACTTTTACACGTTTGCCTTCTGCTTTTGCTTCTTCATAAGCAATAGTTGAAAGTTTTTTTGCTTTGTTACGTTTTGCTTCTGCAATAGTTCTAATGTTAATTTTATCAATACTTGGTAAAATGATATCATAGTATGCAAATTCTGGTTCAATAAAACTGCTGTAATTCATTTTACTTTTGTGTATCTCAGCCAACATGTCTTTGTTGTTAAGATATTTTACTCGTCTAGCCATAGATTCTCCTACACTTTATATTTATTATAAACTACGCACATATCTTTGTCAACTAAATACTATAAGGAGTATTCATGGGATTTTTTAACTTTATTGAAACAGTATCAGACGTTGTTAACAATGCTTCAAATGTTGTACGTAATGTATCAAACTTTGCTAGTGGTGCACAACGAGTCTTGGAAGACTTATCTGATCCTATAGCATGGATGACAGGAAACAGACGTAGAAACATATCACCTGGTGCAACACCTACTAGAAGAGTAGCATCTCAAGGTCGATTTATTTCGTCTGACAATTATGATGGCGACGACTGGCGTGTAAGGATACATTTGCCTGCTAATCCTAGTTCTTTTGCAGGTTCACCTGTGTTAGATCCGTTAAAATACAGTAATAACAGTATGGTATTTCCAACAACTCCACAAATACTTGTTAGTCATAGTGCCAATTACAATATGTTTCATCCGATTCACACAAACTATCCATATCCTGTATACGAAAACAGCATGGTAGAAGACATTACAATCAGTGGTGAGTTCCCTGTTGAGAATGAAGCAGACGGAAGATATTGGGTTGCTGCTGTGCATTTTATGCGTAGCATTACAAAAATGTTTTACGGCGAAGGAGAATTAAGAGGACATCCACCGCCACGTGTAGCATTAAGTGGCTATGGTAATTTTATGTTTGACAGAATGCCTATTGTTGTAAAAATGTTCAGTATTGATTTGCCAAACAACGTTGATTATATTAGAGTACCGTTGGATGCTAGTTCATTGTCGTCAACTTCGTCAAATAATCAAATAGCAGGCGGTACATATACATATGTTCCAACATTGAGTACGTTGAACATTACAGTTGCACCTGCATTCAGCAGAGATGCAACTAGACAGTTTGATTTAGGCAAGTTTATTCATGGTGATTACATTGGACAAAAAACTGACGGAGGGTTTATCTAATGATTCAGTATGAAAAAAACAGTCCGTATTATCTTACAAACCTAAATCGAAACTATTTAGAACTATACGAAAAAAGAAACATACCAGCAGTTGATAACGATATTACATATGAAATAGAACCACAGTATGCTTACAGACCAGATTTACTTGCATTTGACCTTTATGGCAGTGCAAAACTATGGTGGGTATTTACAATTAGAAACATGGAAAGTTTAAAAGATCCTGTTTTTGATTTTGTACCTGGACTGAGAATAAAATTACCTCAAAAAACAACACTTGATGCGGTATTAGGAAAATGACACTAGCAAATCCTCTACACAAATATACTAGTTACAATTATAGGTGGAAATTTGGGGTTATAGGACCTCAAAATATTCATCAGCCTGAAACTTATAGACAAAATGGTCCTGATTTAACTATTATTCAAAGTGGCGGATTTCCAGATAAAAGTGTAACTACGTTTGCTGAACAAGCATTGGGTGTAAATGTAGAATATTACATTGATAATGTTAATTCTGAATACTTGGTTGTTCCAAACCCTGGTACAAGCAATGCAAATAATATTCAAATTGAGTTTAAAGTTTACGAACCTTTAAGTGTTGGTTTGTTTTTTCAAACTATTAGACTAGCAACAGATCAATTATATAATAATCAACGTGGATATTTAGATGTTCCGTTTTGTTTACAATGCGATTTTGTAGGATTTGATGATGACGGAAATACACATCAAGAACCACCACATACACTAGCATTAAAATTGATAAATGTTACATTCAATGTTGACCAAAGTGGTAGTGTTTACACTGTAACTGCTATTCCTTGGAATCACCAAGCATTTACAGATGAAATTAGCAAAGTTCAAACAGACATCACGTTAGCAGGCGAAACAGTTTACAGCATGTTAGCAGGAGAAACTGAGACAAGTTTAGTATATGAACTTAATAGACAACAAGAAGATTTAGAAGCAAGTAACAGTGTGGTTAGTGGAAATCGATATATTATTGAATTTCCTATAGATCCTAGTTTTGGTGCTGGTACTACACCTCCTAATCTTAACACAAATATTATTAATCCAAACAGTAGCAGTGAAGTTCCTGAGTTTCGAAGTACAGCAGATTTACAAGCACAACGAGAAAGAAATAGACAACCGATTACAACAGGGTTTGGTGCAGGACAAGTAGATCCTGCTCTTGCTGGCGCAGTTGCAAGTTTGCCAGGACAACGTACAAACGATCAACGTGTTGCTGTAAGAACTGAACAAGCGTCATTAGCCTCAGGCGGCAATGTAAACTACATTGGACAAAGTGCTATTGTAAGCAATTTTGATGATTTTGGTAATAACCCTTTTGGTATTGAACCTTTTGTGTTTGATGAAGGTGACGATCAAGTACAAGGAGATGAAGTTTTTACTCGAGGTACTTTGAGTATTGATGCAACAACTAGAGAATTTACATTTGAACAAGGAACAAAAATTGAAAGAATGATTTCGATGATTATCTTGTCAAGCGAATGGGGATTAAACTTGATAAATCAAGTGCCTGATTCGGATGGAAATGTTTCGTGGTTTAAGATTCACAGCGAAACACGCATTAGGAATTTGGCAGAAATTGGTAACTCGGGCATACCTTCATACGAATTTATATATAGAGTTACTCCGTATAAAATTGATGCAAGTAGAATTGCACCGGCATGGTCAGATCAAAACTATCAACCAAAAATAGCACAAGCATTAAAAACATATCAATATACATACACTGGTTTAAACAGTGATATTATAAACTTTGAATTTAACATTGATAACTCTTTTTACAAAGAATTAGCAAGACGTTCGACTCAAACTAGAGATGACACCATGCACAACAGCGGCGGCGGTGTATCAACAGTAAGCCAAACTAATCAAGCAGTTCCAAATACAGGAAATAACAGCGGTTCAAACTTGTCTGACGCAGGTACTACAAGTAGGATAACAGGTGTAGGCAACGAAAGCCCTGGCACAGGTGCAAACACAGCGGCTAGAGATGTTGCAAACACATTTAACAGAGCAATTTTAAACAGTGATGTTGACAACGTTGTTTTAGATTTAAAAATATGGGGCGATCCTTATTATTTTATGGATAGCGATTGTGGCAATATTATTACACCAAGCGGAGGTAATCCTAACATTACCAATGATGGTAAAATCGACCCTAGCAGAAACGAAGTTTATGTTTTAATACAATTTAGAACAGGTGTTGACTATAACGGAAACTTAGTACAAATTGATCCTGGTAATGCATTTAGTGGAATATATAGAGTTATAACATTCCAAAACAACTTTGATAATGGTATGTTTACACAAACGTTAAATTTAGCACGTATGCCCAACCAAACTAATAGTTCTGTTGAAGCAAGTAACAGTGTAGTTGAAGCAAATCTATCTGGTAACTTGCCTTTGGTAATTGGCAATTTAACAACCGAAGCAGCGAACAGAACACTTGAATTCCAACAAATGCTGCGACAAGCAGAAGAATTAGAAAGAATTGCAACTGCATTTTCGCAAAAAGGCATTACTGAATTTGCAGATATTTTAGGCGGTCAACAAATACAACAACTAGCACAAGGTTTGTTTGGTGCATTTTCGCAAGTGAAAAATATACAAGCCACTCTTAATAACACATTAGGATTGTTAAATGGTGGTATTGAAGGTATTGCTAGAGCAGCAGTATCAGATGCAATTAATAAATCGCCAATTGGCGGCGTAGTTAAAAATGTAAACAATATCAAAAGTGGTATTGAAAATATTACACATGATTTGAGTAACATAGGAAGAAGACGTTAATGGCAGGTCCCCCAACCAGACGAACTAGAAACACTAGACGATCAGATGCTGCACCAGTTGCAAGTGCAGGAATTCCAGCCGGCATTTATGTTGGTCGTGTTGTAAGTCATTTAGACAAAAAGTTTATGGGTTCGTTAAAAGTTATGCTTTTAAAAATTACAGAAGCAGGCAACGATTATCAAGAAACAAACCAGTTGATTACTGCACATCGTGCAACCCCTTACGGCGGGCAAACACCACTACAAAATGTTGGATCTAACAACACTTATAGCGAATCACAACAAGCATACGGTTTTTGGGGTGTTCCGCCAGACATTGGAACAAAAGTTCTTGTTATGATGGTTGAAGGTGCAAGAGATTTTGGATACTGGGTAGGTTGTATTCAAGATGATTTTGTAAACTTTATGATTCCGGATGGTAGAGTATCTACTATTAATAACGATAGAGGACAAAAATTACCAGTTGGAGAATACAACAAAGCAATTGTTAATCCTGAAGGCGAAACTCAACCAACAAGATTTCCAAAACCTGTAAACACTGACTTTGAAGATAGTCTAAGCGAAGCAGGCTTAATTGAAGATGATATTCGCGGTTTAACAAGCAGTAGTGCTAGACGCGAAGTACCAAGTCAAGTGTTTGGTATTAGTACTCCGGGGCCAATGGATAAACGTGATGGTGCTCCAAGACACGGGCGTGGTGCTACAGGTAAAGAAGCAAGTGTTCCTAGTTCACGTTTAGGCGGCTGGAGCATTGTTATGGACGACGGCGATGACAAGATTTTAAGAGTAGGAAATCCAGGCGAAACTCCTAAAGAATATGTTGATGTTGAAAACACAAACGAAACTGGCGATGTTGTTAGACCTGCAAACGAGTTGTTTAGAATTCGCAGCAGAACCGGCGCTCAAATTTTGCTTCATAGCACAGAAGATTTAATTTACATTGCAAACTCAAAAGGTACTGCTTGGATTGAAATGACCAGCAATGGTAAAATTGACATTTATGCAGAAGACAGTGTAAGTATTCATTCTAGCCAAGATATGAACTTTACTGCTGATAGAGATATTAACTTTGATGCAACTGCCAACATTAACATAAATGCAGGTGAAAAAGTAAAAACTACAGCAGGACAAAGTTTAGATTTTACCAGTATGGATTATACTGCATTTGTTGCAGGTAAAGGTTTTACAGCAAAAGCAGACAGTTACATGGCTATGTCCAGTGGTAAAGCAATCAGCATTGATGGTGCTAATGCTATTAATATCACAAGTAGTGGTGCTAACATTAATATGGCTGCATCGGCAAAAGTTAACATGTCAGGCAAAAGCGGTATTCACATTGGCACTGAAGGATCGTTGCACGAAAAAGTTGGGCAATATTTTAGAGAAACAAATGCTTCTCATGTAAACAGCCAAGAGTACTTTGTTTATGCCAAAGGTGGATTGCATTTGAAATCAGATGCTGATGCTTTCTTAAGTGCAAAAGTTACTGCAAACATAAAAGGCAAAAGCACATATATTCAAAGTTTCGGCGGCGATACACATATGAAAAGCAATGCTGATTTAAAAATACAAACAAGTGGAAATATTAACCAGTTTGCTACCAGCATATTGAGAAATGCAACTGCTACAATCCAAGACAGAGCAGGCACCTCATTTAATTTGTCATCTTTAGGATCTATGAGTGTTAAAGCAGATACTACACTAGATGCAGCAAGTACAGGTGCAATGAAAATTAACGCTAATGCTTCATTGGATATTATAAGCACTGGATCTGCAAAAATCACTGGTAAAACAATGGATTTAAAAACCACAGGCGGTGTACTAATAGCAGAAGCAAGTAGCAATTTACAACTTGAAGGTGCATTGGTTCAAATTGATGCTGGAAATACTGCCACTGGAGCAGCAACGGCCAACCCGACTCCTGCGGTAATTGCAAGTATTGCAGTTGGTGCTATTGATGCGTCTGTTGCAGCAACCGCAGTAAAACCTAATCCTGTTACTCCAGATACTCCTATTATTAGTTTGATTGCTAAAACTCCAAGTCGTATTCCACAGCACGAACCGTGGTTGCAACATGAAAGCAACAATCCAGCAGAATACACTCCAGAAAAAACTAGAGCAGGGGTTGAAAGTGTAGACAGTTTTGTACAACAAATTCCTGACACTTTTGTAAACATTGGTTCTAGATCAACAAAAGGATCAACTACTGCTTCTGATAGGGGCGGATATTCAGGATCGCAAAACTATACTCCTGCCACTGACGGCGAATTTGGAGAAGAAACACTTGGCGATTTTGGTGACCTTAAGCGTGATCAAATTTATGCTATTGGTGATAGTCATGCTGAGTTTATTGCTAACATAGGCGGATATAGAGGTTCTGCAAGGTCAGGTGCAACTGTTGAACAAATTGCATCTAATCAAGTTGGCAGAATTCCTGAAAAAACAATAGTTGTTGTATCAGCAGGTAACAATAACTGGGACAGTGATCCGACACAAACAAAAGATAAAATTCAAAAAGATATTGTAGATCCGCTATTGCAAAAGGGTTGTTATGTGATATTTGTTGTGTTCCCAGATATTGATTTAAGCGGGCCTTATGCATCAACTTATAGCAGTGCTGGATATACAGCAAATTATAATGATGTTAGAAATGCTGTAAATCAAGTATCAGCAAATGGACAAATCGATCTAACTAGTGCAGATATTAATCCGCAGGATCCTATGAAAATTCATGCCACAACAGCAGCATATCAAAGAGTTGTTGATGTTGTTGAAAAGGCTATCGAAGCAATACCTGATCCATCCGAGTTTGATAAGTTTAATGGTACACTAGGACCACTTTTGGCTGCTATTAGAATTTGTGAAATTGACACAGCCGAACCTAGATCGTTTGATGTTGTTTATGGAGGTATTCCTACAAACATACGTCCACAACGTCCGATTACACAAATGAGCATAGGTGATGTGTTAGAATGGCAAAAAAGCATTAGAAACAGTGTTGCAAGCACAGCCACAGGTGCATATCAGTTTATCTACCCAACGCTAAAATATCTAATTGATGACAGAAAAATTTGCAGCAGAGGCGACTTAATGACTCCTGCTAATCAAGACAAACTTGCAATTGCTCTAATGCGAAATTTACAAAAATGGAAAGATGGCCAAATGTCTGACGAAGAGTTTGGCTACGGTTTGTCTAAAGTGTGGGCAAGTATGCCATTGATGATTGACGGTGCTCAAACAAAACGTAATGGACCAGGCACTGCAAACAGTGCTTACTACGGTGGTGTTGGACCAAACCCGTCGACTGCACGTAAACCTGCAAGTTTTATTAAAGAAGCACTTGTAAAAAGTAAACAAGGGTTAGCGGGAGAAAACGAAACTACTGATGTCACAATAGATCCAGAAGCATTAGCAGCGTTGGGTTTTGAAGCAGGAGATCCGTATGAGCAACTAAAGACTCGCAGCAGATTTACAGATTTTGGTTCAACTCAAGGTGACCTTGAAGATGTTGATAGAGTGCATCAAGCCCAAGGCAGTGCCGGTGTTAGAAGACTTCCTTGTGATAGACGATTAATTGACATACTTAATAGAGCAGCCGCAGCAGCAGGTGTGTATGTACAAATCACCAGTGGCGGTCAAATGTCTAAAGCAGAATGGCAATCATATCCTCGTAGCCAACGTAAAACTACTAGAGATAACAAGGATTACTGGATACTTAAAAATGGTACCTGGATACAGGTCCGTACGGGTAGTACAAGGCATGATACCGGTCTTGCTGCTGATTTGAATATTTCTAAATCGAAATTACCTGGCGGCACACTGATTCCTTATAACTTTAGTTCTCCTGGCCGAGGCGAAAACAATCAAATTTGGGATAACTTAATATATCATGCATTTAAGTTTGGATGTAGAGGATTTGGGTTTGCACAAAGTTATATGGGTAACGTAACTATACATTTAGACACACTAGGAAAGATATCTGGAAACGGATGGAATGGTGAGTTAGGATATTGGGAAACATCGGATTACTTTATTAACATAGCCAGAAAAGGAATACAGGACGCATGAGCGATAACAATTATGTAGATCCAGATCTAATTTATCCTTGGACTCATCCTGACGAGTTTGAAATTGTGTTCAAAGGCCTATGCGGAGATACTTCCTATCCAATTATTACCTATGATAAACTTTTAACATTGAATAATGATAAAAACAACTGGGACGGTCCTTTTGAAAAAAAATCTGGTAATTTAGTTGTTGCTAGAATTAATGAAAGTTATCAAGGACAAACTGGTAGAATTATAATCTATTATGCAATAGAATATCAATTTGCTGCCAACGAAGAAGTAATTGAATATGCCGAAATGCCTTTGCGAAATGGATATTTTGACAACAACGGCGATGGCACACAAGATTCTTGGGTAGATGGCGGTGCGTTTGAAACAGCAGATGGTACAATCAATTTACCGCAAGAAGCAGTACCAGCAGCAGAAATTTCTTCGGCTCTTATTCTTGATACTCTTGTTAGAGAACAAGAAAAAACAGATGAAACTACATCAGTAGACGAAGGCGCACAAGCATCAAGAGCAGCAGCACCAGCAGCCACTGAAAATACATCAACAAAAGCAGCAGCATCTGCTGCCCTTTCGCCAGCAGCAGTTTACGATCAAACTACAGTAAATGCAGCATTGGCAAATCCTGCGTTAGAAACTGCTATTAGAAATGGATTCCCTCCAGGTGCTAGTGCAGAAACACAAGCAGCATTTGGTGATCTTGCTGATGAATTCAAAGCATTAACTGACGAATTAGCAACTAATCCTTCGCTTACTAGAGTATCAGAAATTACAACAAGATTAGATGCTATTACAAAAGAATTGCCGCCAAGTTTAGCAGGTACAGCATCTCTTATTAGCAATGCTATTGCTCCAGTTTTAAATCCAGGTAATGTTGCAGGTTTAACGGGTATATTAGATGGAGCAACTGAATTAGCAAATGGATTTATAAAAACAGGTGCCGAAGTTCTTACCGATGTTACCAAAGGATTAGATCTTGTAGCAGGAACAACAATACAATCTTTGGCAAATATTGGCCAATCTCTCAACAGTGTGTTTAAAGAAGTTGGAAGTACGCTGTCGGGCGTAGGAGATTCACTTAAAGATAATATACCAAATTTAAATGACTTGTTTAAATTTGATCCAAAAGTATTATTCAATAAATTAAGTTTAGGAAACGTTGTTAAAAGTATTGCATCTATAGATTTAGTAGCCATAGGAAAAGAAATTGCCGGCGGCATTACGGATGTAGTAGATCAACTTGCAGCAGCATTTGGACCTGTTGGTAGATCTTTAGCAAATATTCCTGAATTGCAAGCATTGAGAAGACTTGCTGATCCTGGGTTTGGTTATGATGGTGCTAGAGGACATCGCAGCGGCAGCGATATTAGACAGTATGATACTAGGACGCCGGTAAATGATGGTACTCCAGCACCCGAAGGTACACCATACCAAAAATTAATCAGTGTGCTTAATACATCGTTATCACAAGATTGGGTACCAAAGTCAGGAGCAAACAGCGGACAAAAACCCAGTGAAAGAGATCCTAGAGAAGACGATAGAATTCCGGATCCGCCTGAAGGTGCAAATCCTCTTATTATGGAAGCATACAGGTTAAGTGGACAAAAAGATTTTACAAGAGATGGCGATAGTGGAGAATACAGTTGGCACACTGCTTTTGTAAATTACGTTTTGAGTAAAGCAGGACTACCTATAGTTGTGTCAATGAGTGCTCAAGCATATTATTCTTATGGTAACAGGGTAAATCACACTAATATTAGAAACAACAACGTTGCAAAGCAAGGTGATATTGTAATTTTCAACAGTAGAACAGGCGGCAAATATATTGGATTTTATTGGGGATTTGATAAAGAAAAAAACAAAATTAGAGTTATTGGTGGAAACCAAGAAAATGTTGGTGTAAAAATAATCGACTTGCCATTTAGTTTAACTAATGGAGATTTCTATGTGACACATATTCGTCGCGGTGCTTGGGAACCAACCGAAATAGTAACAAATACTTCAATAGACGAAACTGATAATGCACGAGCAAGAAGAACCAATGCAGGAGTATTTAAAACAGGTCCGCAATAACAAGGTAAATATTATATGAGCACATTAGAAAAAAATCTTTATAAAAACTTAAAACTGACTTCACCAAGGTCGGCTAATAATCCTATTGTGGATAAAAGTTATAAAGGTATTAGTACCGTTAATCCTACTACTAAAACATGGAAAATACGTGACATTGATTTAATCAAACAAGATATTGTTAATCACTTTCATATTAGGCTTGGCGAAAAACTAGAAAATCCTACATTTGGAACTATTGTATGGGATGTGCTTTTTGAGCCGTTAACTGATGCATTAAAAGAAGCAATTGTAAAAAATGTCAACACAATTATCAATCATGATCCTAGAGTACAGGCAAATGATATTGTTGTAGACAGTTATGAAAATGGTATTCAAATATATGCTGAATTAACATATTTGGAGTACAATATTACTGAACAATTGCGCTTTACATTTGACAAGGACAACGGCTTAATTTAAACTGCGCACTTTTTAAATTTCATAAATATTGTATTAGTAGAGGAAGTGCGAATGTCTGCAACAGATAGACAAAATAGATTATTATTAGCCGAAGATTGGCAAACAATATATCAAAGTTTCAAGTACGCTGATTTCAAAAGTTATGACTTTGACAATCTTCGTCGTACAATGATCAATTACATACGACAAAATTATCCAGAAGATTTTAATGATTACATTGAATCAAGCGAATACCTTGCGTTAATCGACTTGGTTGCGTTTCTAGGGCAAAACATCAGTTTTCGCACAGACCTCAATGCCCGTGAAAACTTCCTTGAGTTAGCAGAACGCAGAGAAAGCGTATTGCGTTTAGCACGTTTAATTAGTTATAATCCAACACGAAACCAACCTGCAAATGGATTGCTAAAACTTACAAGTGTTCAAACAACTGAAAATGTAAGAGACAGCAATGGTATGAATCTTGCAGCAAAAGTTATCAAGTGGAATGACAGTGTAAATTCAAATTGGTATGAACAATTTATCAATGTAATCAATGCAGCATTTACTCAAGCAAACAAGTTTGGTACACCTCGTAAAAGCGAACTAGTAGAAGGTATTCCTACCGAGAAATACAAATTCAATAACTTGGCTAGTGTGTTTCCTGTTTTTGCATTTAAGAAAACAGTAAACGGTAAAAGCCTTGATTTTGAAATGGTTAGCACTGACATATATGATGGCGAAGTTCGTGAAGAACCGCCTATTCCAGGTAACCAAGTTGGTATTTTGTACAGAGACAACGGCCAAGGCGCAAGCAGCAGCAACACCGGTTTCTTTATGCATTTTAGACAAGGTAGTTTGCAAAAAGGCGAGTTTACTATTAACCTGCCTGTGCCTAATCAGCGTATCGATTTAGATGCCCAAAACATCAACAACGAAGATGTTTGGTTGTTTAGCATGAATTCAGACAGCACCCAAGGTGATGCATGGACTAAAGTTGACGCTGTTGAAGGTAACAACATTATCTATAACAGTATTAGTAAAAACATTAGAAACATCTTTAGTGTTCTTACTAGAACAGACGATCGTATAAGTTTGATTTTCAGTGACGGTATTTTTGGAGAATTACCTAGCGGTGCATTTAGAACATATTATAGAACAAGCACAAACCAAGATTATACAATTACACCAGATGCATTACAAAATATTAAATTAACACTTCTTTATACAAGTTCAATTGGTAGAACAGAAACTTTAACAATGCAGTTTGCACTAAAGAGCAGTGTTAATAATGCTGCAAGTAGTGAAAGTACTGACAGCATTAAAACCAATGCACCTAGTACATATTATACTCAAAACAGATTAATCACTGGAGAAGATTATAACGTTGGACCATTGGGTATTAGCCAAGATATTATCAAAGCAAAAGCAGTGAACAGAACAAGTAGCGGTATTAACAGATATTACGATCTACGTGATAGTACTGGAAAATACAGCACTACTAATTTATTTGGCACTGACGGTATTTTGTACAAAGAAGAAAAAGACGAAAAATACAGTTTTAGTTTTGTCACAAGAACCGACATTGAAGCAGTAATTGAAACTACAGTTACAGACATTTTAGATGATAATAATGTTAGAAACTTTTATTATGACAACTTCTTGGATCAAAATTACAGTGATTTAAATATTGCTTGGCAACAAGCAACCAGTGAAACAAATAGAAGTACAGGTATTCTTTTAGATTATGACGATGTTGCAACAAGTGGTATTACTGGATATGCAGTCGGTACTTCAACCGAAGGTCCTCTTAGATTTTTTGAAACAGGTGCTTTGGTAAAATTTGTTGCACCTACTGGAAAATGCTTTGACAAAAACAATACTTTGCAAAACCGTACTCCAACTAACTTGGGTGACAAATCTTATATTTGGACTAAGGTTGTAAGCATTTTTAACGAAGGTCAAGAAGTTAGTGATACAACAGGATTAGGCCCTATTGTGTTTAATGATGTAGTTCCTACTGGAGCATTATTGTCAGATGTAAAAATCAAGTTTAAAAGAGATATTTTAACTTCAGTTAAATCAGAGATGATTGAGCAGATTTTTGCATTTAGAACATTTGGTTTAAGATATGACAGAGAACTACGTGAATGGTTGGTAATTACACAAGATAACGTCAACTTGAAAGATAGTTTTAACATTGGTTTAACTGGTGATACTAGCGGTCAACAACTTGATAGAAGTTGGTTATTGCTATTTGAAACAAACGGTGTTGATTACACCATTACGTCACGTACAACTCGTTATATATTTGAAAGTGATAATCAAATAAGATTTTATTTTGATAGTAATAAAAAAATATATGACAGTAAAACTGGTAAAATTATTAGAGACAAAATCAGTGTGTTAAATATCAACAATGATTTTTCAAGTTCAAATGGCACATCTCCAATGCTGACTGATTTAGATTGGGCAATAAGCAAAGAGTACAGAGATGATATTGGCTATGTTAACAGCAAAAAAGTAGAAGTAGTTTTTAATGATGTTGACGACGACGGTGTAGTAGACGATCCAGATTTATTTGATAATATTGTTGTGCCAGCAGTGAATCCAACTGAAAAATATGTTTTCATTAAAAAATTCACAGAGTACGACACTGAATATTGGAAATGGGTAAATCAAGATAGTGAAAATATTCTAGTTGTGCAAGCAGAAAGATCAACTAGCGTTATTACACCAGGAAATCCTATCTATTATGTTATTGATACAGATAGTTTTTACCAAGTTGATACTGCTAATAGAACTAGAACAAAAATTTATGACTATAGAGCATATGTTGGACGCAATGATATTAAATTCCAATATGTACATGCAAGCGACGAAAATGCAAGAATTGATCCAAGCAGCAGCAATATAATCGATACCTATTTGTTAACTAAACAATATGATATTAGTTTTAGACAATATCTAGCAGGTATTACAACAACCAAACCGTTGCCTCCAAGCAGTGATCAATTGTATAGAACATATGGTAAAAAGATTAATGCTATTAAAAGCATTAGCGATGAATTAATTTATCATCCTGTAAAATACAAAGTATTATTTGGCGACAAGGCAGAAACAGACTTGCAAGCAACATTTAAAATAGTTAAAAACAAAAACAGAGTAATCAATGACAACGAATTAAAAGCAAGTGTTATTGATGCTATAAACGAATATTTTAGTTTAGAAAATTGGGACTTTGGTGAAACATTTTATTGGAGTGAACTAAGTGCCTTTATTATGACAAAAGTAGCACCTGACTTGGTGAGTATTGTGGTAGTACCAGATAACGCACTAAGCAGTTTTGGTAGTTTGTTTGAACTAAAATCAGAAAACGACGAAATTTTAATTAGTGGAGCAACAGTTGCAGATGTTGAAGTAATTAGTGCAATTACAGCAGACAGACTAAAAGCAGAAGGTAACATTGTAACTTCTGTTAGCAGCACAGGCGAAGTTATTGAAAGTTCGACATACACAATTTCAACAGGTACATCTCAGAGTGAAGGGTATAATTAATGGCGTACGATAAAGATCAGCGTGATTTTGAATTACCGGCTGGTAAACAACCAGAACGCAAATCAGAAAACTTTCTACCAAAATACTTTAGAACTGATACAAACAAAAAGTTTTTACAAAGCACAGTTGATCAATTTATCAACGAAGGTGCAGTAGAAAAAATTAATGCGTTTGTTGGTAGAAAATACGCTAAAGCAAATAGATCTGGCGATGCCTATCTAAACGATTTTACCAAGGATAGAGAAGATTATCAATTTGAACCAAGCGTTTTATATGAAAACGAATTAGGCAATGTTGACTTTTTTGCAAATTACAGTGACTTTATAGGACAAATCCAATCGTTTTTAAAAAGTCCTTTAGGTAATCACAGTTTATTAAACAGACAACAAAGTTACAGTTGGACACCTCATATTGATTGGGATAAATTTTCTAACTATCGTGAGTATTATTGGCTACCGATGGGACCTGCGCCTATTGGTATTGTTGGACAAAGCAAAGAAGTAATTAGTACCTATACAGTTGAAACTGTAACCGATGACAACAATACAGCATATCTGTTTAGCCCTGACGGATTAACTAGAAATCCAACTTTAAAATTATTTAAAGAACAAACATACAGATTTGAAATCAATACACCTGGATATCCAATATCTTTCTCGTTAACAAGAGATTTTGATGATAACGATCCATTGTTAGGTGTTGACCAAGAAAACAACAGTGTAGTTTACAATGACGGTGTAAGTCGCTTTGTGTATAATGATGCTGGCGACCTTATACCAACAACTGATGAATATATTGAAAATGGTGTAATTGAATTTACTGTTCCAGTTGACGCTCCTGATAGTTTTTACTATATCAGCAGTAGAGACATTAATGTAAGTGGCTTAATTAATGCTTACTTTATTGATGAAAACAGTGAAATTGATGTTGATGCTGAAATTATTGGCAAGAAAACTTATACCACAGGTAATGGAACAAAACTTTCCAATGGTATGAAAGTATACTTCAAAGGAGATGCAACACCTGCAAAATACAATGAAGGCTATTACTATGTAGAAGGCGTAGGAAATGCAATTCGATTAATCAACGAAAACGATTTAGAAGTTCCTGCGGTATTTACAAGCGTTGAACCTGTTCCTTTTGGTGAAACAGGATTTGATAGATTTCCTTGGGAAGATGCTGCAAGTTTTCCTGCAACAAAAGATTACATAACAATTAATAGAGCAAGTGTAGATAGAAACCCTTGGAGTAGATATAACCGTTGGTTCCACAAAGATGTAATTGCTGCCAGTGCAAAAGCAGTAGGTTTAGAACCAACCTTTGATCAAGATTTTAGAGCAAAACGTCCTATTATCGAATTTGAAGCCGGCATAAAACTGTACAACAACGGTACCTATGCAAAAACAAATGTAAACGTAGTTGATACTTGGACTAAAGATGTTTTCAGTACTATTGAAGGCAAAGGCGGCTACTTAATAGACAACGTTGAATTAACAGAAGGTATGCGAGTTCTGTTTACTGCTGACACTGATCCAATGGTTCAGGGAAAAATTTACAGAGTACATTTTCACGATCACGGCGTAGGCGATACTGAAAAAACTAGACAAATTGCACTTATAGAAACAGATGATACTAATCCTGTTGATGGTGACTGTGTTTTAGTTTTAGAAGGCGAAAAAAATAAAGGTGACATGTATCATTACGATGGTAATGCATGGTACAAATCTCAACAAAAAACAAAAGTTAATCAACCTCCGCTATTTGACATGTTTGATGAAAACAACATTTCGTTAACTGATGAGGTTGAATATCCAAACAGTAACTTTGCTGGTAACAAAGTATTTTCATATGCAGAAGGTACAGGAACAGTTGATACAGAATTAGGTTTTGCATTAAAATACCAAAATATTGCAAACGTAGGCGATATTGTTTTTAATTTTGATTACAACCAAGGAAGTTTTGTTTATCAATCTATAACACTAGAAGATACAAGTAAACAAACTGATATTGCATTATTAAGAAAATACGATGCAAATAGAAATTATAAAAACATCAATAGTTGGACTAAAACATATAGAGAAACACAGCAATATGTAATTAGAGAATATCAAAATCAAACAAATAATTTTGATGTTGATGTTTTTGACAATAGTGCTGATCTTGAAGATTTAGATATTAAAGTTTATGTAAATGGTGTAAAGAAATTTATAACCACTGATTATACTTTGGTAGATTCTTTTGGTTTAAAACAAGTTGTGTTTAATAATAATTTAAATACATCTGATATTGTTATTTTAAAATGTTTTAGTAATGCAAACAAAAATGCAAATGGCTTTTATGAAATTCCTAAAAACTTTGAAAGCAATCCTCTAAATGCAGATCCTGATACATTTACATTAGGCGAGATTTCGCAACACGTTGACACTATTGTTGACAATGTAAGAACATTTGAAGGATCATTTCCTGGATCTAGTAATTTAAGAGATTTAGGCATGGTAAATGCCTATGGTACAAAGTTTTTACAACACGAAGGCTTATTCAATCTAGCAGCATATCACATGGTAGATAAAACTGCAAACTTGTTTAAAGCAATTGATTTTGCAGCAGACGAATATGTTAAATTTAAAAATAAGTTTATTTACACTGCCGAGTCACTTGGTTACGATGGAGAAACACGTAAACATGTTGATTTAATTATGCAAGAAATTACCAAGAATAAAACAGTTAGTTTCCCATTCTTTAGCAGTGATATGATTCCATTTAATGCAAGTACAACTACATTGCATGAAATAGAATACACAGGATCTGCGTATTTTGCTTTAAAAAATTCATACAGTTTAGACACAATTTCAAACAAGTCTGTATTGGTTTATAGAAACGGTAATCAACTAACACACAATGTTGATTATGTTTTTGAAGATCAGTTTGTTAATGTAAAACTTGATTTACAAATTGGCGACGAAATAGAAGTTGTTGAGTATGAAAATACCAATGGTAGTTATGTGCCTCCTACACCAAGTAAACTTGGTATTATGCCTCTTTATATTCCAGAAATATACCTTGATGACACATACAATTCTGGTGTAATAAAAATGATTAGAGGACACGACGGTAGTCAAACAAAAGCATACAATGACTATCGAGATGATTTATTGTTGGAATTAGAACTTAGAATTTATAACAACACAAAAAATCTATATGATCCGGAAAAATTTGATTATCATGATTTTAAACCTAACCAAACAAATAAAGAATTAAGAAAAGCATATCCGACAAATGCTTTCTTAACTGATTTTAGCAAGTGGTTAGAAAGAGCAGGCAATCCGGATTACAGTTCTCATACTTTTTGGGATAGCGACAATCCGTTTACATACAATTATAGTGCAACAACTGATTTTGAAGGTGATCCTTTAAATGGATATTGGAGAGGAATATATCTTTACTATTACGGTACAGATCGTCCTCATACACATCCTTGGGAAATGCTTGAATTTACAAACAAACCATCTTGGTGGGATGATGAATATGGTGCTGCACCTTACACATCTAACAACACAGTTATGTGGACTGACATTAGAGAAGGAGCAGTTAGAGAACCTGGTAAAGCACTAAGAATTGATAAACGATTTGCAAGACCTTGGTTGACAAACAAAATTCCTGTAGACGAAAGCGGTTCTTTGTTAGATCCTCTAGCAGCAGGATTAGCAACTAACTTCAGTTTACCAGCAACAAGATCAAGTTTTGTTTTTGGAGATTTTAGCCCAGTTGAAACTGCATGGAGAAAAAGCAGTGAATATAGATTCACAGTTTTAAAATCATTTGTAACTCGTGCGCCATCTAAAGTTATTGGTGCATGTTTTGACCTTAGCAGAATGAAAAAAGACTTAGCCGGAAATCTAGTTTATTCACCAACAAATAAAAGACTTAAACTTTCAGATATTGTTTTTCCAAGTTTAAGTTCTGATGATACTGAAACTGTTTTAACAAGCGGCTTGGTTAACTTTATTGCAAACTATGTTAAGTTTAACAAAAAAGCAAGTTATGAAACATACAAGACTCAATTACAAAATTTAAACAACAAATTACATTTTAGATTGGGTGGCTTTGGAGACAAATCTAAATTAAAATTAGTGTTAGATAGTCGTAGTCCATTGAATAAATCTAGTGTGTTTGTTCCTGACGAAAACTATAAAATTATTTTAAACAAGAGTTCAGTGCAAGATACTCCAAGTTTAAGCGGTATTATTATTGAAAAAATTGAAACAGGTTATATTGTTAAAGGTTATGACAAAGAAAGTCCATACTTTACAATATATCAATCTAAAATTACTCAAAGTGATACAAGCATCACAGTTGGCGGTATTAGCGAAGAATATGTAGAATGGAATGAAAATAAAACATATGCTATTGGCAGTATTGTTTTTTACAACGGAAAATATTACAGAGCAACTACAACTCACGAGAGCGGAACTTCTTTTGATTCGAGCAAATTTGCTGCACTTGCAGACTTGCCAATTAAAGGTGGTCAGTCTGCACTGCTTAGAAAAAACTTTGACACAGAACAGGAAGTAACAGTACCTTACGGCACAATTTACAAAACTGTACAAGACGTTGTTGACTTTTTGCTTGGATACGAATCATACTTGACCAATCAAGGATTTGTATTTAGAAATGTAAACAGTGACACTGGACAAGTTGAAGACATGAAATTGATAGCAAAAGAGTTTTTGTTCTGGGTAACACAAAACTGGAAAGAAGGTACTGTCCTTGCAGTATCTCCTGTTGCTAATAATTGTACGTTCTCTAGACCTTATTTTACAGTTGACAACTTGTTTGACCCGTTTTATGATTATAATATTTTAAGTGGTTCTGGTGATGCATTAGATCCTAATTATACAAATATTTACAGAGACAAAGATATTGACTTTAGCATTTCTGCAATTGGATATGACGGTGGAGTATATCTAATTAAACTACCGCTAGTACAAGTTGAACACGTTGTAATTTTAGATAATACAACAGTGTTTAATGATGTAATTTATGACAAAACAAGTGGTGTTAGACAAGACAGAATCAAAGTTGTTGGGTATAGAACCGAAGGTTGGACAGGTAATTTAAGCATACCAGGCTTTATCTATGACGAAGCAAAAATTACACAATGGACACCGTATACTGATTACATAGTTGGTGATGTTGTAAAATACAAAGAATACTATTACAGTGCATTTAAAAATCACAGCAGCAAAGAGTTATTCAATGATGACAACTGGAGAAGATTGCCAGAAAAACCTGTAAGTCAACTGTATCCAAACTGGGATTATAAAACAAACCAGTTTGCAGATTTTTACGATTTAGATACTGATAATTTTGATAGTGAACAGCAACGACTAGCACAACACTTGATTGGTTATCAGCCAAGACAATATCTTGCAAATATTATAACTGATAGTGTAAGCCAATACAAATTCTATCAAGGTATGATTCAAGAAAAAGGTTCTCAAAACAGTTTAACAAAACTGTTTGATGCACTTGGCGCAGCAGATAAAGACAGTGTTGAATTCTATGAAGAGTGGGCATTAAGACTAGGTCAATACGGTGCTATTGATAATATTATTGAAACAGAATATAGACTTGATGAAAAACAATATAGACTTGAGCCACAGATTGTTGAACTTGTACAAAACAAAAACATTTCAAGAACTGATTTGGTTTACGAAATTACACAAAGTGAAGTCTATAAATCAAATGTAAACTATGATCATACAGTTCTTCCAATTAAAAATGAAAATGATACATATACCTACAACAGCGGATATGTAAGAAATGATCAAGTGTCTTATGTTATCGATGCTTGGTCAAGCATTTTTGAATTAAGTGTGTTTGACCTAAGAATAAATGAAAACATTTGGATTACAAATTATCTAAATGAGTGGAAAACATACAAATATACAAATACTGATTTAAATGTATACGAAGCAGTAGAAACTGAATACAACGATGAAGTAGCAACATTGTTAAGATGCGAACAGCAAATTAGAGATTTAGAAGTTGGCGAT